TGCCTTGCTTTATGTACACTCACAATACTTAGTGGAATCCGTTCCAAATCATCTAATGTTTTAGCACCTAATTCTCTCGCACATTGTATGTATAATTTTGTATCAGAATTGCGTGTCATTGGATAGTGTTCAAGTACATGTATAATTAATTTTTTGGTACTGTTTAACTCTGCCTTAGTATTCATTTACTCATCCTTCCCACCAATTTTGATCAAAGAACCATTAAAAATAATCAGTAGCCAAAATGTAGTCCACCAAGGATGCGAATAAATAATTTCCATTTACATCAACTCCTTTGAAATAGTGCTTTTATTCTTCATCATCGTAAATATTAACTAAAGGTTTATCTGGATGAAGTTCTTTAATTAAACTATTTATGTAATCATAGTCGTAATAACCAGCCAATTTTACCAGTTCTTCATATGTCTTAAATCTTAAAGTGTCCCAAGAGCCTGTTTGTTTATAATGCTCAAATACTTTTTGCTTCTCTTCTTCATTACTAATCTGACCGTAACCATCTTCCATGAATCCGTCAGGTGGATATTTAAATGTTTTAATGACGCTATCTAAACAATTATCACACAAATCAAAATTCCAACGATCCATATCAAATTTCGAACCATATCCAAATCCTATGCTAAAATTATGTATATCATTTGCAAATAAATCTTCGTCAGAATCATACCAATTTCCATTCTCTTTTAACTCTCTTGATTCACCGCATTTATTACAAGTGACTATCTTTGAAACTACTACTTTTTCAATCTTTTTAATTTCTTTTTCTTCAAAAGTTTTTCTTCTCATTAACTTACCTCCCTTTAAAACAATTATTTTATTTTTTGTAACTGTTGTTTAACAGCATTCTCAAAATCTTCTAATGCTTCTTCATTCATGTATTTTTGAAGAATCCAAATTGGATATGTAACATTGTGAATTCCTGTATATTTTCCTCTATGATGTTTGCTGCATAAAGCAATCATTTGATAGCGTTGATCTACATCAGTGAATTCAGGATGGTCTTGTTTTACTTTATCCCAATCCACTGCTGAAGCTGCTGAATATTCAATGATATTATGATGAATCTCAACATCTCCTTCACAGTATTTATTGTTAATGAAACAAGGTATATTCTCTTTATGCATATGTTCTTTTACTTGTTTGAATAATTTTGATTCAGTTCTTTCAGGATGTGCTTCATAATGTGCTAATTCACTTAGTTGTTTTATTTCATCATGTTCTGGTACGAATTTCATAGTTGTTTCTCCTCTTGTTGTTTTTAGTTTATTTTTTATTAACCATATCAATTCCAATTAATCCGTATCCAGTAATATCTCTCCAAGGACTTTCTGAATCCCCTTCACCAGATGGATTGTTGAAAATGCGATTTTGTTTATCCATAACTCTTACTGTTAATAACAAATGCTGCAACAAACTTTCTGGAATTTCATATGTATTTTCACTGTTTCTATAACGTTCCATTAACACTTTAATCATTTCATATGTAGCATCAACACTTGATCCATATTGTTTATTCTTCATGTCAGTGAATTGACCGATTTCTAAAGCAATTTCGGTGAATCTTCCTTGTACAGGTTGTGGAGTATCTAATGTTGCTATTTCCACCAATTCTTTTTCTTCAAAGAAATATTCACTTTCTCCATGCTTAACTTTGTATTCTTTTATACCAAAATCATCTCTAAATGTTTTAATAATCTCAACTTCCCATCCATTACAATTATCATTTGTTCGGGTTAATACTGTTTCACCAACTTTAAACTTGAAATCTTCCACACTATCACTCTCCTTTGGGAAATCAATTAATGGTAAAGCATCAGGTAAGTCTAATTCAATTTCTTTAAATCTACCAGTAGTAGACTTATCAAAACCTACCTCATAATCATATGAACCTGTTGTTAAAGTATCTTCAATTACTCCTGTTCTACCTACATAACTTGGCATAAATTTTTTAGCATTTTCATTTACGGTTACTTCTGAGCCAATTTCATACTTAAACAATTTTTCAGCCATTAACGTTTCCCCTCTCTTATCACTGTTACAGTAGCTTTTTGTCTTCCTAATTTAAATGCTTCTTTTTCACTTGATACTAAAACATCTAAAATATTACCCTTAATCGCTCCACCAGTATCAGCAGCATATGCAATATAACTTTCTTTATCAGTTTCTATTTTTACAATTGAATGTAGTGGAATAATTTTCGGATCAGTCGCAATTATTCTCATGTTTTTGTAATAAATTGAGTTTTTTACATTTACCCCTGTTTTAGTTATTCCACTACACCCACGACAATCAGATACATAGAAAGTTAATTCCATGTTTAGTTGTCTTTTTTTATTCACATCCTTCCTCTCATTGTATTCCTTTTTTATTTGATTATTTTCCTTTGTTAAATCCTGATTTTCCTTTTTAACCTTATCCAATTCAACCGTTAAAAGGTCTATTTTATTGGAAAAATATGATAGTTTTTGCTCATTTTTGACTGATTTTTCGGTTAAAACAATCAATTTTTCTTCATTTTGACTGATTATTTTTGATTTTTGACTGATTTTTTGCTCATATTTTTTACTGTCTGATATGTATTGATATCCAATGACCAAATTTGATCCAAGTAGTGCTAAAATAATTCCTGACGATACCAGTTGTTTGTTTTTCATAAGCATTACCTTTCGTGCCAAGAAAGGCATTCATCACTTCCTCTCTATGTATCTCTGATTTTTATTTTATATCAATTTATTTTCGATTACAAGTGTTATTTTGAAACTTTTTCCTTCTTTTTAGCAGGTTTCTTTTTAATTCCAAGATATTGATCAATGCGTTCTTGTGCTAAGTCAATATAATATTGCTTATCAAGGTAATCAGGAGCAACTGCACCTTTAATATCATTATTGTTAATGAATGCTTTTTCTGGAGTATTTGCAAACTTTTCAGGATTTTTACCTTCTTTTTTCTTAAAAATAGCACCATCTTCTTCTCTAGTCGAAGCAAAAACTCTGAATGTTTTATCCTGAAGAATTTCACCATTTTCATCCCAAGCAGTAATAGTTTTCATTTTTCCAGTTTCTTCATTTACAATTTTTTTCTTTGAAAATGTACAATTTTTATATGCATTTATATATGGAGATTTTAATTTTACGATTTTTTGAAATTCCCTCAATTCATTACATTGATTAATTGTTTCTTCAATTGGAATTTCATGGACAAAATAATTAACCATTGCTTTGTTTACGATTGGTAAATCATAGTCAAGATCATTTAGCTTTTTTACGTATGCTCCTTTAGTTTTCCATCTAGGTTTTCCTTCTTCATCATAAAGTTCTTCAGGAATTAAAATATAATTATTAACATCCTTCTGATATATTTTAATATGCTCATCCCAATCCAAATCAAGTTCTGTTCTCTTTTCCCATTCAGCAGCAACTTCTTTTATTTTATTTACATTTTCACGACTATCAACTTTCATGTAAATACCATCTGTATTAGATTGAATCAACTCACAGAAAGGTTCAACTTTTTCAATCAAATCAACTAACAATAATTGTCCTGCAATACAAACATTATTAGCCATCAAAGGATCATATAATGCATTAAACTGGTCTTTAGATGCTCCAAATGTACCATTAATAACAACTTTTAAAGGTTTTTCCTTTTTATCTTTTATTTTCTTTAATGACAACCTCTTATCTCTAACTTCCTTAAATTTAAGAGGTTCTTTCACATTTCTACTAAGAAAATTATAATTAATCATAATACTTGGATATAGACTAGCTACGTCACAACAAAGAATAATACCTTCACCATAATAGTTAGATTTAGCAGCATGTATACCTCCAAAACCTAATACATGTTCTACTCCTGCAATCTCTGTAATTAACTGATTCTTTTTACCATTATTATCAACATATCTTCTATTAGCAGGATTTTTATACCACTCATTAATGTAATTATATTTATCTAATTTGATCGTTTCAGGAAAGATAAATTCAAACTCATCTCCCCTATTCGGATGTTTTTCTGCACCCAGAATGTAAGCTGATAACTGTGCTTTAGTTTTACTAAACAAAGACATGTCAAGATCAAACATTTCAATTAGACCAAGTTGACTATCAAACTCTTCCCTTTTTGCATCAAATACTTTAATCGTTTCTTTTACGTCATGAATACAGTATTGGATTGTTTCCTTGATTTCCTCTTCTGTTAGAGGTCTATCTAAGTCAAAAGGGACACTTGATTCTTTAATTTTGCTACCCATAAACCCTTCCAATGTTTTTAATCCAACTGGAGGGTTAGGCATAATATCAAAGTTATTGAAAGGGATTTTATAGCCGTTTCTTACAACCTCATAACCTTTTTTATTTTCTTCAATTAATTTATCATTTATGTAACCTGCATCCATTCCTAAAAGTAATCCTTTAAGTATAAACTGATCATAACTCCTACAGTTAAAGCCTATGAATATATCATCCTTAAATTTTTCATAAAAGTCTTTCAATGCTTCATCATCATTAATTATGACTTTACCTTTTCTTGTTTTATACTCAATAAAGACAACTAACCAAAATGAACGTCCGGTATTTGGGTCTTTTGCTTTGGAATAGACTTCGAAATCATAAAAGAATAATCTAGGTTCTTTTTTCAAAATTAATCAACCGCCTTACCTAATCTTTCTAAGCAACGTGAACGATGACCGCACAAATTCTTACAGAAAAAGTCTTTCGTTGGATCATATCCCATTCCCCAATAAACAATATCATTTTTGTCTATTGAGTTAATTTCGTTTACTGTATTTGTAACATAATCTTTGACTTCTTGAATGGATTCCTCATCAACAGGAACATCCACAATTCCATCTGAATACTCGTCAAACAAATCAAGTTTATTGCGTTCCACTAACTTTCCTTTTTTCAATACATACTTTAGCATATTGAATTGTAAGTTAATTTTGTAATCAGGATGCTTTTCACTTAATGCAATAGCATATAATAACAACTGTCTTGACTTTTTCGGTAAATCCTTCTTACTGAATTTTGAACTTGTTTTCAAGTCAATTATGTATATTTCATTTCCAATCCTATACCACAAGTCAATGTAACCAATTACAATTGTTCCTTTAATATCAATTTCAAAATAATCTTCAATTCTAATTGTAGGATTGTCAACTGGTGAATAATTTTCCAAGAAGTGACTAACACAATCAACATAATTATTTTTAACATTCTCACTCATCCAAGGTAAATCCAACATTTCAGCATCATCAACTGCTGCCACAAATTGTTGAACAGCTTCATCATTAGTTATTTGTTTTTGAATCATTGATTGTGTCAATTCATGACATACTGTTCCTAGAAATGAGTAAATATTATCGCCTGATCTTTTACCTTCTATATAATTGTAATAAAATGACCTTTTACAGTTGTGAAAGGTATCTAAACGAGAAAAACTGTATTTTACATCACTCACTCAATCATCTCCATTCTACAAAATTAGTCACCAATTCTCTGAAATTATCATAACCAACATCAGAAGGTGAATTTTTACTGCCTTTTTCTAAGATTCTATTATCCTTGTCATAGACAAAACCTATTTTAATGTCAGTAAATTTCAATAGAATCTTCGTTTTTTCTATTTGTCTATTAATCAATTCCATGTCCAAACCTTCGTCCAGACAAAAGATAATCTTCTTAGGATTTAACCAAGACAATTGTTTAATTTGCTGATTATGTATTGAATTTCCACCAAGAGCAACTGTATTATATGCTCCATGTGAATCAAGCTGCATGACAAACTTGGATGATTCACCGACATATATTTCATCTGCTGATTGAAGATGTTGATAATTTGTATTGTATCCAAACAACACCTGACTTTTTGGAAATGCTATGACCGGAAACCACTTGGGAACTTCATCAGTTTTGTAATCACCAATATATCTTCCTTCTATTCCCACCAGTGATTCCTCATAATCATACCAAGGAACAGTTATTCTTGATGATAAATGATCCAATCCAACTTTAAATTTACGTTGAGTAGTAAAACTAATTCCATCTTTCAAAAACAAAGTGTTATATTTGTTTATGTAATCCTTCATTACATTCTCATCATACTTTTTTAATTCGGTTGCACCTTTATTTCTTCTCTTTATGTTGTCGTAAAAACCACCGAATATCTTCTTTGTTTTCTGGAATTCAATATATGTAATACCCAATTCTTCTTTTACTGTTTTGATTATGTCTTTTAATTCAACATTCTTACACTTCATAATTAAACTGAATAAGTCACCGTGAATATCTCGCCCAAAGTCATTTGCAGTTAAATTATCATTTAGTCTAATTCGAATTGAAGTGTTATTTGTCCCTTCATCCAATCCACATCTTATTTCCCTACTGTTTGTAGTAATATTGTGGAAATCGTATTCCTCTAATATGTTTTCTATGTGTTCAGGGTTATTGAGTAACCTCTTCTTCAATTCAATCATATTAAACGTCATCCCTTATCTTAAAAAGTCAATTCTTGAAGGAGAGCAATAACCTAATTCGTGCCAAACGTTGATATGACCATCATATTTGTATAGAATCGCTTTGGAATCTTCATCATTCCTTGTCTTATCGACAAACATAATTCTAAACTGTCCACCTAATGTATGATCAATTTCAAAGGATTCTTTTTTCCACTTTCCACTTCCATCCTTTTTCAAACGGTAAGGGTGAATGTAATACTTACTTGTTTTGTCTAACTCAATTTCATTAACCACTTTACGCATTAAGAAAATTTCCGAACAAACTTCCTTTGTTTGCTTACTGCTGGAGAGTGTTTGAGATGTTAACCAAGATGTTTTTTCTAAATATGTAGCCAACTGAGCAGTAATAATCTGAGGAACATTATATTTTGAAGCAAATTGGAATAAAGCTTTTGAATCCTCAACCATTGAACCTCTTGCTACTCCTAGATCAGAAGCATCTTCAGCTTTAAATGTATCGTACAAAAATGCAGAGTAACCATGATTTAAGTGTAATCGTTTCTGTTCACGAACAATATCTCTTACATTATAATCAAAAGTTTTAACAAATTTAATATTGTGCTTATAGTTTTCGTTGATAAAATTCTTCGCTAATCGAATCATCTTTCTATCTTCATCAGTGAATTGTCCACCTTTAAGTTTTTTACGAGTAAGATTGAAGTATTTAAAGTGATTAACTAAGGTGTAAATCATGATTAAGATTTGCCAAGCAATTTTTCTTTGTTCATTCGCTGTAATACAAACTTGTTCTCCCCTATAAACCATTGGTATAACTACATTTGAAAAGGAAAAGGACGTTTTACCTGATCCAGAAAATCCACCAATTAATGTTAGTTCCCCTTTGTTAATACCCATTGATGTATTAGAAAGAATTGGAGAAGCCCAAATTTCTTTACCATCCTTCTGAGAAAATCCACCTATATCAAATGGAATCCCCATTAACATTCCCGATTCTAATTGTTCTTCAAAATCATCTTCAATTCCCAAATCACTAATTTCCATATCGTTTGATTTAACCCTGATTCCGATATTAGAAATTCTTGATTCAAAAAACTGTAATGTTTCAGCAGCACTCATTTTCCGTAATAACTTAATTGGAATGATCTGCTTGTCGTTTATGGTAATTTCCTTTAACAAATTGAAACCATCTTCATGTAATTTCAATAAGATATTTTCTCGATTTAAAATGTCCACGTATTGCTCAACATTGCTCGTGTTCAACATGTCCATCGTATTGTAAACAACATCATATCCACCACGTTCATTAAATCCAGCAAACAAAATTTCATTATCATTTAAGTAAGACAAAACAGATACTTCGTCAAATACTTTATATAATTTACTCATTTGTTTACCAA